GCCTTCTGCCCAGTAGGTGAACCATACTTAGGCTTGCCATCATCTAGTCTGCGAAACTTAAAGCCTACGCATAAACCCATAGCTGTAATGTATGGAATGGATAACCAACCAGTATGACCCTCGTGTCCTGGTAGTGGATCTGTGACTGTGCCTAGTGAGTAAAGCGCAGCTACCTCTTCAGAGATTCCACGTCCGTCTAGGTAACTTAGAGTCCGTTCGTCTATTCGATCCGCGTAACGGTGCGCCGCTTCCAGCATTGATTTCGAGTGCTCTTTTGAGTGCATCTTTAAACTCCAAGTTTTCCATTTCCATTACAACATTGACTGCATTACCACCTTTACCGCAGGTGTGGCAGAAGTATAAGTTGTCATAGGTATTTATTACTGCAGACCTACGACTATCACCGTGCATCACGCACTTAACGGATGCAGCTTTACCCTCTCGTACTTCACCACCATAGTTAGCAACGACTGCGCTTATGGAGATTGAGTTTGAATCAAAGGAGTCTTTTCCCCTTTTACCCGAACGTGGCCTGGACCAACCTTGTGCTGACAAGGACAATCTCCTTTACATTGTTGGTGTAAAACAATAGCTGTGCCTGTATCGCCAGTCTTGTTTGCGTTACCTGCAGCTAAACAAATGTTGCAGATCATTTATCTTCCTCTGCTACATACTCCTCTGTTGCTTCCTCTGCATCTGCTTCAGCGATTGCTGTATCTAACTCTTCAACAGGTGCAACTGGACCTTCTGATGTGCTGATGATTCCTTCTGGTGTTGGCATTATTTCCTCTCTTCTAGCCACTGATCTAGTGACTGGATAACCCACGTTTTGTTAACTCCCTTACGCTTACGCTTCCATAAGACATAATGGAAAGGTACTTTGGTGTTCCTCGCCTTGGCATAGTTGTCTGCCTCTGTCTCTATCTGTCTCCAGAACTCATCAAGCTCTAAGCGTGCAGTGTTCTTGCACTCAAACAGATAGGTTTGCCCTGCAACTATTACTACGACATCACCCTCATCATCTTTACCAGCAAGGCGCAAGCGCTCTGCCATAAAGCCTAGTTTGCGAAACCATTTGATGATGTCTAGTTCAAAGGTTGCACCCTTAGTCTTGTTGTACTTCGGGCTGCTCATCTAATCTGACTTTGTTAACTTTGTAGCGTAACTCTCCAGCTTCATCTTGCTCAACCTCCACAATACCGGACTGTATAAGTAGAGAAGCAAACCCAGCAAAGTCATTTTCCAACTTGGCAATTTTATTTTTGACATATTTAATTTCCGTTTCGTGTTTCATCGTAGCCAATCAACCGCCTCTCTGATTCCTTCTTCCAGTGTAATCTTGGGAGTGTAGAACTCCAGCAGCTTTGTGTTATCAGACACGCGGTGCATACAACCGACAGGCTTGTCAGGTCTAGTCTTGATCTCACCCTTGTATCCAACTTCATCCATACACATCTGAGCTAGTTGCAAGAATGATGTAGCAATACCAGTACCTAGGTTGATAGGACCAGTAATTCCTTGGTCAACTGCAGTCATCACAGCATTGACCACATCTCTCATATGGATAAAGTCTCGTGTCTGTGTGCCTGGACCCCACACTTCAAAGGGATCGCTCTTCTCAAAGGCACGCTTGACGTACATTGGGAACGGATAGCTCAGGTCTTGGTCCATTCCATACCCAGAAAATGGTCTAAAAATATGGACATTTGGTACAAACTGGGCTAAGAATTCACCTGTTAGCTTGCTCCAACCGTATGTCATATCAGGCATACCAAAGGATACGTTAGGTAAACGGTAGTCATCAAAGTTAATAAATGTTTCCTTCAATGGGTAGTGCAATAGATCTGTTTGTAGTGCAATGGAATAGGCAGCACTGCTAGAGAAGTACACAATCTTCTTAGGGTTAGTCTTCAAGCACCACTGAAAGAACTCAGAGTCAATAGATAAGTTGTCAGCTACAGCAAGTGGTCTGCCTTCAATGGACTCACGTCCACCAACAATAGCTGCTAAGTGGATAACTAGATCGTACCTAGTACGACTGCTCTTAAAGAAGTCTCGGCAATCATTACCATTCTTTAAGTCAATTAAGTCAAGGCTCGTAAAACTTTTAGAACCAAAGTAGTTAACAAAGTATCTACCAACAAACCCGTGACTGCCGGTAATAAGAATCTTCTTTCTTAGTCCTTGCATTCTAAAGTCATCCATCACTTACCCCAATCATACATATACGTTACGTGTCCTGATTCTAACACCGCTACATCTCTGTCTTCTTGATAGACATAGACATCATTCTCATCTAGCGCACAACCGATATGGCATAGCGCAGATAGACGCTCACGTTTGATGGTGCGCTTCTGGCTTGGTGCAATGACAGGGATGCTGTAGTACTCATCGTGGATCAAGCAGTCGTTAACAACCTGTGGATAAATAGCAAAGGCCAAAAAGTTTTGGTCTGCCATATACTCATTTCTAAATTCATAATCAAGCAGCTTGTCGTGCATCAGCTGTCCATAGGATGCTGTCTTCATAGCAAACATACCTGCACTGATGACGTAGTTGTGACCTGATGGATGATCTCTGATGATATGGAAACCATACTGGCTATCTATAAACTCTTGGTGTGCCTCTGCCTCACGCAACGACAGGCGTGCATCCACATCCCTTGATAGAACTACATCTACATTAGGATCTAGGCAAGCCATAAAGCGCCAGGTTCTAGCAACGCTATCCTCTGGCTCTTCCACCTTTACCAGCTCTACGTGTGGGAATACCAGCAGGGTAGACAGTACCCACTTAGGTACGCTCTTGCCATAGTAAAACCGCACAGTAAAGCCAGGAAAGAATCGTTGTGCTAACTCTGCGTTCTTGATAGCACCAACAAGAAACCGCATTTCATTTCCATACAGAGAGAATGAGATTACTTGCTTCATATTCCTAGAGCTGTCTTAATCTTTTCAAACTCTGTATCAAACTCTTCATTAAGGTAACGAGTGAATTCTTTTTTATCACCATTGCTTACCTCATCAGAGTTAGCCTCACGGTACTGATCATCCCAAGCAACCTTGCCTGCTACTGGGTGCAGGTGCTCAATGATTACCTTCTCAAAGTACCAGAGTGTGCCTAGTCTTTTACCTAGCGTCATCCAATAGTTATCCATAAACAAGTGCACCAGCTTTGGTGGTGCCATATAACCCACTGGTTTAATGATGTTGGTTGACATCATCACCGCAGTAGCAAGACTAAATCCCTGTAGTAGATCGTTGCCATAGGCAAGACCGTATCCCTTTTGTGCAATAGCACCTGATAAGTACTGATCCCAACCTGGTGTCTGCACCAAGTGGTCATCACCTAGAAAGAAGATAGTGTCATACTTATCTGTGTACTTGTTGGCTACCAAGTTTAGTGTGCCATTCATACGCAGACGTGGATTGACCTCATAGGTCACGCCCTCTAGGCGTGGGTATAGATCTGATTGGTCATCATCTATTGCAATAACAAAATCTGAAATAGTGCTGTGTTCCTTAAGTGCATTGATGCAACGCTCTGCACTATCTGGCCTGCTGCGTGTAGGTAGAATCACTAGGTTAGTGTTCACTGGTATAGCCCTCCTGAATCCCATCGTTGTTGTGTGCGTATCTTGACATCATTTATTTGACAAGCAGCGTAGTTCGCATCTAGTGCTACCCAGTCTTTTCCATCTGCAGAGTTAGGACCAAAGCGGTTCTTTACTGCAGCTACCTTCAACTGCTTACCCATTGGGTCATAGCCAAGCGTGAGCATTAAGCTCGGCAGCTGACTGACCTTTCCGTGAATGGATCTACGAGCAGGTGGATAGGTGCCATCACCATACTCAGTTGCTTCTGATACGTGGTGTAGCACCAGCACACAAGCCTCAGTGTTACGGGCTAGGTCGTGCAACTCCATCATAATTGCACGAAGCCCAGCCCATTCGTTGTCAGTTTCAGCTGCAACGTTCATTAAGTTATCAACAACTATAAGTTGTGGAGCGATACCGTAAAGCTCTTGGTACGCCTTGACTTCCAACTCGATGTCATCTAGTGATGGAGATGAATCAAATACCCACTGGATGTGCTTCATCTTTTCAAATGAATCATCATAGTAAGCACTCTTGACATCCAAGTTTTGCTCAACAGTTATCTGTGCGTGCCCTGAAATATGTGATGCTGCACGGATCATTACAGTTGTAACGTCTGTGTCAGCTGAGAAGAATAGAGTCGGCACACCTGCCTTGATCGCATAGACCAAAGCAAACATAGACTTACCAGCGTTAGGTGCGGCAGCAACCATAGTTAGCTGACCGCGACGGAACCTAACCTGCTTATTTTTAAGTGTGTCCCAAACATCAGGCAGAGGTGCAGCCTTGGTAGTAGCACCACCCCACGCCCTAGTTAGACTTAACACTTTTCTCTCTTCTCATTCTTCGTAACATCGCTCTACCTCGTGGTGTAGATCCACCCCAGATACCAGCTGCTTCGTGTTCTATCGCCCACTCTAAGCATTCAGTTTTATGGATGCAGGAACCACAAATAGATCGTGCAAGTTGTAACTCTTTTGTAACTGCTGTTCCTTCTGGAAACCAAAAGTCTCCACCTACTTCAGCACACGCAGGCTCCTCGAAATTCCAGGGAGCCTTCATAAGTTATCGTACGAATACAGGTTGGCATTGGTCAGGTGTGCCCTTTGGTGCTGGGCAGAACCATCCCTTCCAATGACCTTTAGCTCCTTGTCCTTCTTTAAACAACATATGACCGTGCTTGCATACCTTGTCAGATGCAATCTGCTCTCCACCTAATGCTTGCTTTGCGTATGCAACGTTAGCTGCTGGAGTTGCGTTAACACCAAGAGATGCAGATGTAGTTGTGATAAGTGTTGATAGATCTGAAATAGATGTCAGCAAAGATTCTAAGTGAGCTTGATCCTTTGCATAAAGATTTACAAGTGTTCCATCAGATAACTTGTAATTGATTTGTAACGCTGTATCTTGGCTCGCAGCCATTTACTTTCCTCCAGTTTGTTTGATTGTTAAGCGTTGGGATTCTTTACCCTCTTTGTATGGAATATCTATTCCACGATCTTCAAGGGCTTTAGTGTCAACGGTCTTGCGACCTGCGACAGTAGTCCAGTTAATTGCTAAACCGGATAATGTGAAACCAAGTAGTCCAGCAAGTTGTTCTTTAATTGAATCTTGCTGTGCTTCTAGTTCTTTGATTTGCGCCCCCAGTTGCAGATAAAGCAACGCTGCCTTATCTGCATCCGGGTCCGCTATTAAGTTGTCCTCTGCTCCACTACCATCTTTTTTTTTAAGTCCTACGCAACCTATATCCCCGGAGGCATCGTAGTACTTGCAATAGAACTTACAATAGTTCTCATCGCGTTCTGGTTCTGGAGCAGAAGTTGCTTCCTTTACAGCAGCCAACCAGTTCAGAGCTTCCTCTGCAATGGCTGGATCGTATGGTTCAGAGTGGACTTTGATGTCACGCTCATCCCCGTCCCGTGGTATGGCTACCAGATTTACTGTAGTGGGCTTCCCCTTCCCACTCTTTTCAATCAAGTAACCATAAACCTGAACCTGCCAACGCTGTTGAGTACTAGGAAAATAGCTAAGATTATTTTTCTTAACTGTCTTCCAATCAACAACATCGCCAGTCTCAGGAATCCATAAATCAATATGGGCTTTCATATCACCATATTCGACTTCTTGTTCTACAAGATACTTTTTGCCTTCAGGGTCTGCAAGTTCAATAGCATTCTCAATAGCTGCGTGGATAGCTGTACCCATAATGGCAGCTAGTTTCATTTCATTATCGTTAGTTGGGTGTTGGTCGTGCAATCTGTAATAAACCTTGCGACGACATCCGCCTAATTCTGATGGACCTATCTGTACTTGATTAGATCTAGCACGTGTGTTTTCTTTAGCGTGCAGTATTTGTACTAGGAAGTCTTTCATTCTTTGCTCCTTGCTATTAGACCTGCGTAGTTCATAGCATTACAAAAGCCTAGATAAAACTGATAATCAGGTGAGGTCTTATCATTACATAGATCTAAGTAAGGCTTACGTGCTGCTTCGATATCAGCAACTATTTGTTGACGTAATTCTTTTTCAATGTGCTTATCGTGTAGATCGCCCCAAGTTTCTTTCTCCTTGAGAACTTCTAATCTGCCCCACATCCAACCCATCTTATGAAAGTACTGTGCAGCATACTCATCTGTCATATGTATGGGATTCATCAGATGCCTTTCTCAGTGGGGATATGATTTTACTCTACTCAAGTGGTGGGTTGTCAACTTTTATTTCAGAATCTTTTTCACCAAACAACCACTCAACAAGCTGTGGATTATCTTTGAGTACATCCACGATATGGAAACCTACTATGTCGCACACTTCCTCAACATCAAATCTCCTACGCATAGCAAGTGCTGACTCTTCAATGATGGCGTGTGTTACTTCGTGCATCAGCACACGCACGAGCTTGTCTTCTTGCAACCGGTGTCTGATGGAGATGCGATTGTTGGCAGAGTCAGTCATACCGTAACTGTCTTCTTCGTTGTAGTTGTAATCAACCTTGTACTTTTGTCCGAAGATCTTGATGGAGTAGATGCGTGCCATAGGCAAATGCTAGCACGCCCGTGATCGGCGTGTCGTTCCGACACCTTGATGGAAGGAAGTATAATTGCGAGCAACAGCGAGCAGAAAATACAAAGGGCCTGGCGGCCCTGATAAGGCCCTTATCCAGCTTGGGGTTTCCGTCTACTCACCCTGCAAGGAAACAGATGATACCAGACAAGTTTGCAGCTGATCTAAGGGCCATTGGCCCTACTCATATGTGCTCTTGTGGTTGCAATGTTTTCAAGACTTTGGTCTCATTTGATGACTACGAATTAGCTTGGTGGTACCTAGAAGGTGAATGCCTGAACTGTGATGCCAAGGTAATCCTGCCGTGTCCTGCAGACAGGCC